TGGTAAAAAAAAAGCCCCCAACTGATTCCGGCAGTTGAGGGCAGGGTTAAGTGGAGGAACCCTTTATCTAACACCTGCTTGGCCGGAATTCAAGCGGATGCGTTTAATTGTAAATGTAGTACGCCTGCAAAGTTACACTAAAAAGGCAGGTCCGAGCCTTGTTTTTGTGAATTTTCTTGCTCTTGCATCGGCTCCATTTTACCTGATAGGAACTTCTTTCCGTTGGCTGATTCTTTGAGCCAGCATGAAAGCTTCATCTTCATGCCACTGGGGAGAACCGCATCGCCGCGGTAATCGGGACGCTTCGGGTTGTCGCCTTTGTCGTTTACGAACAGGGTGAAGGTGTTGGGTTGTGGTGTGTAACTCATGATTCTTGGTTTTGGTTTTTGGGTTTAATTGAGTAAGTACAAAGGGTTCTCTCTACGACCTCTCCAGAGGCCCGTAAATCCCTTATGATTCGGTAGGTGGCCCCTTTGCTCGTTCCAAGAATATCTTGCAACTGAGAGGCTCTGAGAGGCTTCTGCGATAATAACCGCAAAGCCTTGATGGTGTTTATTACTTGCTTCATCGGAAACTAACGGCTATGGACGCTTTGGTGGCCTTGGCGGTGCAGACTGGAACCTGCTCGCCCGTCGATTCGTCAAAGATAGCGCTCTTGCCTGCTTGCCGAAAGGCCATCTTCAGCAGTTCCTCCCTCGCTTTCATTTGTGCTTTGAGGTCGGCATACACTTCGTCTTCCTCGTAGTTCGGGGTCAGGCTTCCTTCCTTCAGGGTTATCTCTGCACCAAAGGCTTGAAAGGTCTTGCCGTGCTTGGAGGCTTCGTCGGCTACGGTCTGCTCGGTGGCCTTGATGGTGGCTTCCAAAGCCTTGACGATGGCTTTCAGTTTGATGTGCGCCTCCACCGGGTTGACCTCGCCATCATTGATTCGGTCGGTCAGTTGCTGGGCTATTTGGGCGATTTCTGCCTTGCAGATGTCGCTCTTGGGGATGGTGATTAAAGTCGGGTAGGTCATGGTTTCGATTTAAAAGCGTCAAAGATTTGGTTGAATAAACCAGCCCAAGGAAATCCCAAGGCTTGGGATAAATTGATGCAATCATCAACGGTTAGGTGGATGACAACAATTTTCTCGGTCAAGGCTTTTATCAAGTTCTCTCCAATGGTCGGGTACTTCTCTTTGTACTCAAGTAGTTTCTTAAACTCCTCGGCATTCATTTTTTCAAGTAGGTTCATGGTTTTGCAAGTTGGTTTTGGATGAATTGGATGCCTTTCTCGAATCGTGCAGGGGTCATGTGGTCGATGTCCTTGATGAACTTGGCTGCCTGCTCCGCTGGCAGTTTCTTCACAAGCGCAAGGAAGTCGGCCTTGAGGGTTGCGGTGGTCAGTTCGTCGTAGGAAGGGACCAGTCCGAGTTTGTCGTTGAGGTCGCCGAGGTTCTGCTGGGCGATAGCCATCTGCACCTCGTTGGAGGATGCGATGCTCGTTTCGATTCCGATGCCGATACAAGCCAAGGCACGTCCCCAAGCGGATGTTTCGCAGTTCTCGACGTAACTCGTCTTGTTAATCATTGAACTGGTGCGGTCCTCGGAGGCGTGGCCCGTAGCACGGATGCGACCCTCGTTGTCCCGGATGACTGCACGGACGCAGCAGCGGTCGGGTTGCAGGTCAATGAGTTCGGATTCCAACGACCAGCCAGCGTAGGCCGATTCGTTGCGGAAGTACAGGAGGCGTTGATTGACTTCAACGTAGTCCTTGCCTTTGATGTTGGTGGTTTTAAATTTGTGCATGGTTTTGAGGTTTGGTTTGAGGTTTAGTTGGTTTTTCGTGGTTTTTTTTCTCCGAGCGGATTGAGATTCTCGGTGTTTTCAGGACAACCGTTGTTTTGAAAATCCCAATGCTGCCAGTATTGACCGGGGGCATTAACTCTAAAGAGCATTTGATGATTTTCGGTTACGCCTTTTTTACAATAAATGCAAGCAGTAGCAAGTACAACTAATTCGTTTGGCGGTTCAACTATTGGGCCATTTGACATGGTTTTGAGGTTTGGTTTGGGTTTAGTTGGTGATGAGTGCGAAGATGAACCTTCCGAAGAAGGCGATGCCGGTCATGGTTGCCAGCAGGATGTATCCCGTTGCGAGGGCTGCTTTGAGTTTGGCTTTGGTTTCGTTGTTCATGGGTTTGAGGTTTAGTGGTTGGTTTGTAAAGCAAAGATAATGCAGTCCGACCATATTTGTGCCACCTCGTAGCAAAAAAATTATTCATCCCCCGTTTTATTGCGATTTGGGGCTATTTCCATACATTTGTACAAACCTAACCCATGCCCGAATACCACTCCCTTCGACCTGCCAAGGCCCTGACCAACGCCCTTGAGAGGCTCATGATAGCCATCGACAACGCTGACCTTGAAGGCAACCACGCCCTTCTGCTTGAATATCGGAAAGCCTGCGAGTTACTTGGCTATGACCCTGCGATGGCTCAATGGCAGGGGACCAAGGAGGTCCACCTATCCAGCGGCCCCGACGTTGCCGACCCTGTTGCGGTCAACTACTTCCACAAACTAAACCCCGAAGAATGAATCGCACCATTACCCACCTCGTCGTCCATTGCACGGCTACCCCGAAGAACACGACCATCGCCTCCATCCGTAAGCATTGGAAGGAGGCCCTTGGATGGAAGTCCGTCGGCTACCATCGCATCATTGATTCGACTGGGAATGTAACGGTCTTGGCTCCTGATTCAGCCGTAACCAACGGAGTGCAGGGACACAACGCCACAAGCCTCCATGTGAGTTATATCGGAGGCAAGGACAAAGATGACCGAACTATCGGCCAGCGTCAAGCGATTGCCGTGGTGCTGCTTGATTGGCTTAAAAAGTACCCTACCGCAAGGATATGCGGACACAGGGACTTTCCGGGTGTTACGAAGGCCTGTCCCCAGTTTAACGCAGAGAAAGAGTACGGCTACCTGTACCTAACTGCCAGCGGTGTAGAACCTGTCGCAGGGGGCGAAGGAAGCAAAGACCTGTAATTCGGGACCTCTGCGGTCCTTGCCCGTAAATCGTCCTGCTTCAAGAGTCATCCAATATCCACCCAAAGGCTTCGGGCCTCTTCCACGCTCAACGTGAAAGCCCATGTAGCCTCCTGCCCATTCTTCTTTGTACGTTGCCGTGCGAAGTTGATGAATAGCTTTTTGAATGAGGGTTTTGGTTGAGCGGTCATAGCGGTGAATTATATTTTGATGATAATATAGCTCGTGAACGTGGCCCTGCCAAGTGCAGTCGTAGCCTTCAATGCTTGCAAGGATGCGTTGGTCTTGGATGACTCCCTTTGTTACGGGTCCACCGCCCCCGGAGCCGTGATAGTAATGAGTAATAAAATTGCACGAACGGATGTCGTCGTACTGCATCTTGAAATCAATAACACCGCCATAGCCTCCTACCTGAACGTCGGTCTTGCAGGTGTGGTTGAGGATTGTGGCAAAGCGAAGGAGGATGTCCGTTTCTTGGTGTTGGATGATTGACGTTTCGTGGTTGCCGTAGCCAAGGACCAGCAGGAGGTCCGCATAGGGTCGGAACCATTCGACGGCCGTGTCAACGATGGAGTCAAGGTAACGCCCGTTGTTGTGTTCGGGTCGGATGTCGTCCTTGCTCCTGCGAGGGTCGCCCTTGCCTTGCATTAAACAAAAAAAGTCCCCATTTACGAGGACTTTCGCACCCCTGCGTCTTGCTTCTTCGAGGTGGTTGGTAAGCAGTGCCCTGTCGCACTTGGGGTTATCCCAGTGCAGGTCGGAGAGCAAAAGAAATTCTTGGGTCCGTCCGCACTCAATGGCGTGGACGTTTTTGGAATGCTTGGTTACTTTCATACGAGGTTTTTAAGTTTGGCATTCTCGGCTTGGAGTTCATGAACCAGTTGTTCCATGTCTTCCAATCGTTGACGCAAACTTACGACCTCGTTACGAAGTTGTGTTAATTCCTTGTTTTGGGACTCGCTGGTAGCCTGCCACATAGCGAGGACCGCTTGGGCCTGCCTGACTTGCAGGGAGTCCGATTCTACACGGCCCTTGGTGAACCAAGCGACCGCTCCACCGACGATTGCTGCAACGCTCCCGACGATGGTGGTTTCTATCAGGTTCACTTCTTGACCTTTACTTTATCGATTGTCATCCAACCAACTGAAAGCAAGGTGATTAATGCACCAATAATCTCTTGCAAAGTTTCGGTATCCAAAAGGCCTTTGGCGACGAGGGTACCACCGATAAAGGTTAACAGGTGGCGAAGGAGAGCGATGACGGCTGATTTCATTAGGGGGAGTTTAGGGGTTTCGGGATTGCGTTTGCGGAATAATCTCATAGTGATTTGTGTTGATTGTAGTCCTCGGTGTACTGCTCGTCCCATCCGAGAAAGGAGTGAACTCCGCAGGGTTCGGGCCAAGTTTCGTACTGAGTAGCGATTGCAGGAGCGTCGTCCTGCCAAAGGATGTCATAACAAATGAAGCCATCTAAGACTCCGAGGTCAACGGCAGCGGTCGTGCCTGTGCAGAGAGCCAGCACCTTGTCAGCGTCGGCCTGCTTGGGGAAGATATACTTGCGGAAGGTAGCCATTAGAGGGTGGTAAGGGCAGCGAGTTCAGCGTTGGTTAGACGTGAGGTGTAGATTGCAGCAGCACGGATGCGGGCGTTCCAAAAGAAAGTAGATGTTGCGGTTGCCTCGTTTTTACCGATGTTTATGTCGGTCAAAGATGCAGGGAAAGCCGCACTTGTTCCTGATACTACTGCCCCTCCATCCAAACTTGCGAACAAAGTACCGCTCACTCCGTTTTGCTGATAAGCAAAAGCCAACTTATGATAACCTTCCGTTATCGGATTTGCCAAAATTATTGAACCACCTTCAACTTGGGCATATAAAGTGTTGTTTAATGTCCAAACCATAACCCTGTCCGAAGACGTTCCATTGCTTAAAGCAATCAAACGCCTTTCCGCTGCGTTGGTCTTGTACTCAAACTCCGTGTAAATCGTACCTTCCGTTTGCCCGATGCATCCGCTGACTGCGCCTGACAGGGTTATCACGTCTGCGTTGCGAGTTATCGGTGCGGTGGTTGTGGGGATGTAGGAGGTAGCGATTGAGCCTGTTTCAAGTTGTGCGCCCCATAAATCAACCTCATCTCCTGAGGTGGCTAAAGAAACTCCGACACGAACGCTCGTTGATGTAGCAGTTGCGCTAAAACTCACTCTCGTCCAATTACTTGTAACAGTAACGGGTGTGTTCACATTTTCAACCGCTCGTATGTTCACGGTTCCTGTTCCTGTCCTTCGCTTTATGTAAAAAGACACGGTGTAAGTCGTTCCCGAAACTCCTACATAAACCTGCTGAATTTGACCGCCATTTGATGTTGCAGTCAACGTGTCAGCCGTAGTTGTGCCATCGGGTGCTATTGTTGTATTTCCGCTAACACTTGCATTCGTTGGAATCCAAGTTCCACTCACATTAAATTCCTCACTCCGCAAAGCAAGGTTCGACCCACTAGCCTCCACCAGCAACGCAGGGCAACCAGCCGTTCCACCGCTGGTAAAGTAGTCTAAACGAGGCACACCCGAAGCCACGGACTCAATCAAGCCAGCCGAATTGAATCGGGTCGCAGTCGTTGCACGGGTAACATTGAAGTCCCCCGATGAACCGAGAACAACGCCACCCGAAGTCGTAGCGATTTGTGTGTAGAGTTTCCCCGTCTTAAAGCGAGCAGGGACGATGAGTAGTGATGGGCTTGCAGGCATCTGCTATGCGTTTAAAAGATTATACATTCGGACTTCGAGGCAGTTGATGAAGCGAACCTCCGCAGCGTTAGCCGAGTCGGTGTTCGCCCGTTGCATAAACGGCAGCCAAGAGTTGGAATAAAAGACGAAGAAAGCGTATGATTGGAAGGAGTTGATGAATCGGGTTTGGAGGCATCCATTGACCGCAGCCTCCGCAGGCAAAGCCCCGTCAGCGTCTGCACGTTGGTTGAAGGCAAGCCAAAACGGATTGCCACCGCCAAGCAGTTGGTTTGTTGGATAGCCGTAGCCGTAACCTATCAGCATTAGAGGAATGTAAATCCGATGACCGAACCCACCGAAGGAGTAACGGCAGTAATCTTACCGCCATTGCGACCGCTGATAACGATGCCAGCGGAAAGGGATTTGCCACTAAAGTTGTAAGCGGTTAGCAGGTTCTCACTTCCAGTTCCCGTTAAAGTTGTGAAGGTCGCAGCGGTGTTGACTACAAGGAAGTCGTAGTTCTTCCCGGTAACGGTTCCATCAATGAACTCCATCGTACCGCCCTGTCCGAGCATTTGTTGCAATATGGGTGTAGGCATTTTTTAGCGTTTAATTGTAAATGTCTTTTATGTGGGAATTTCACAAACCGAGTGAGAGTAAGGAATCTCAAAGGTCATCGTCGCCTGCCACCCTGCCGTGCGGTCATCCCGGCTCTCTACGAAGCGTGTAAGCGATACGCTGGACGAGAGGGTCCAGTCCTCGTTTGGGTCGTTTGTAAGCGACGATATGAAGTCCTGTGCTACCTGCAGTTGGTCGCTTAAGACCTCGTCCTCGTTGTCCTGCCAGCCCAACGTAGGGCTGCCCGAAACCACTCCGCCCATCGGCTTGATGGACTCCACCCGGTCGCTAAAATAGACACCGACCACAAGGTCCAAAGTACCAGCGTCAGTATTTGCAGACTGAACGTCCGCAAACACGAGCGGATAGACGATACGCTCACGGCTTGGGGTTCGCAGGTTGATGGTGTTGTCCGTGCCGATTGCAAGAGGGTCGCCCGTCCCGAAGGAGTTGACCTGTGGATGAGCATTTGCAAGGTCCAGCAGGGCTTGCTTGATTTTTATCCATGACATAAGTCTGCAGTTTCAGTATGTTTTTTTTATGCGCTCCCATCCTTAGCAGTCATTACACGCCCCAAATTGACCGTAAGGGTAGGGGTAGTCAAGGTTGCTGATTCCCATCCTCCTGTTGCGGTCAAGGACCATCCCGGTGCGGTAGTTGGTAGCGTTCGGGTAGATGGTATCCAAAGCAGACGGAGGCGAGTTCCAAAGAGGGTAGGCGTTGCGGTTCTCCATCAAGTACCGGGTAATGCGTTCGGAGTACCACTCGGCATCGTTCTTGACCTTATCGGTGAGCCGTGTAATCTCTTCCATGCTCATTTGGCTTGATTCCTCGCTCGTTCTGCGAACCATGCCCTTGTTCATGTACTTAAACGCAAGGACCATCGGGAGTTCGTAGTAGAGCCATTGAATCATAGCAGGCTGAATGTAGTCCTCCAGCAGCGTTTGGTTCAGGGCAGACGTTGAACCGCTGACCACTTGGCTGACGAGTTCCCCGTACAACGGAGAGCCAACGATGGGCTGAATCCGCATCTCTTGGACCTTGATGACCGTAGGCCGTATCTGCGTGTAACTGACGTTTTCGTTGATGATGCTATTGTCGAGCAGCGTTTCTTCGCTTATGAATAGTGCCTTCATGCCTTGCTGATTTTATTGCCTTTACGGATGACCAACTGCTGCTCCCATACGTGCCTGCATTGCGGGCGATTCACTCCGCTCGGTGTGTGATACCAACCGCCTCTGCGATTCCATACGGAGTAGCCCATGATTGCAGAAATCCCATCGATGTCCTCCCGGGTGTAAACCTTGCCCTGCCCGGCCAAGTCAAGCATGACCTTGCAGAACTGACGGCTTGAACCTTTGTCCTTGTTGCTGAACCCCGTGGCCCAAGAGTATTTGTAACGGACCTCCAGTACTGGCTCGGTTGCCTTCTTGCTCTCTGCGAGGTTCTCCTTGGCGATGTTGTCAACCGCCCGTGCAACCGGGTAGCGGTCCTTGGTGATTAGGTAAGCGACTCGCTTGGCGACCTTGGCCTTGCTTACTCCGAATTCCTTCGCCATTTCTTCAACCGATGCATCCCGGTTCTTTTTGCGGTAAGCCTCAATCTTCTTGTCCAGTTCCTTTTCTTCTTCGCCTAACTCGGCAAAGGCCAAGCGGATATTCTCGTCGATGTTGGAGTCAAACCGCATCGGCTTGGAGTGCATCACGACGTAGTCGTCCGCATGGCTTCCGAACTTGCTTGCAACGACCTCCAAGACTTTAAACTCTTCGTCGCCCCATCCGTAATCTTCGTCGTCCTCTTGGCCCCATTGAGGTTCGCTGAACTCTTGGGACTGAACGCCCAGCATTGTGTCAATCTCTTGGGCTGACAAACCGAAGCCAGCCGAGAGCATGGTCCGAGCCATTTCAAGAGTGATTTTGTCCTGCATATACTGACGCACGATTCGCATCAGGTTTTGGTACTCACGGCCCGATAGTTTCTTGATGTTGTCGTTGCTCTGCAATGCTTCCACGGTTTGCGGTTGCTCGTCGGGTTGGGGATTAGGTCCAACCACATCGGCAGGTTTCTCCAAGGGTTGCAGGCCTGCCTTTTCCCGAAGTTCGTCTTGAGTCATTATCTGCAGGAGTGCCTGTTCGCTTAGTCGCTCCGTGATAGGCTCCACGGGGATAAGTTCCATACCCTCAACGCCATTAAATGAACCGAGGTAGTTAATCATCCGCTCAACTTTGCGCACCCGGTCGTTGACGTAGGTCGCCTTGAATAGTTCGTAGGCCTCGACCAATTCGTTGCGACCGCCTAATTGGCCTTCGGTCTTGACTCCGAAAAGCATCGGGTTTGTAACCCTATGGGCAATGAATATCTCTTGCTGGATGGCTTTGTTGAGTATCTCAAACTGCTTATCCATGTCGCTCGGAGTTAATGGCTCCAGCGTCGGGGCCTTGGCTGCATCGTCGTTGAAGGTTACAACGAACCTTCCAGCGTTGTCGGTTCCTGAAAACTTGCGTTTGATTTGCCTCTCAATGTCGCCCTGCTCTTCAGGGGTCGGGATGCCGTTGTTGAAGTTTATCAAGTAACCCCCCCAAAAGTTATTCCGGAGATTGTTGTTGTGGAAGTTCGCGACCTGCACGTCTGCCTCAATCCAAGCATTCCCCCCGATGTATTCCGGAAGAGGATAGTGCTTCACGCCTGCAGCATAGACCCTGTAATAAAACAACTGCTTTCCAAGGCGATTCTCCGGGTCGAATGCAGGGATTTTCTCGATGTCCCCGACCTTCGGGAAGAGTTGCATCATATCGTCGTTGTACCAGTCAGCGACTTGGAACATTTTTTCCTCCTTGTCAACCCTGATTTTCTCGAAGGGAACGTGTTCCATCTTGGCGATGGTTCCCAACTTAGACCAAGTAACTGCAACCGCAAACCCGTTGAAGATTTCCAAGTCAAGAACCAGTTTCTCGGTGATGTCGTTCAGGTCCTCCGTGCTGGAAAGTCCGTCGAAGAACTTGATGAACCGAGCCTGCTGCTCCACGGTCAGGTTGTCGCCTGCCTGCCATCCACCGCCCATGATGTAATTCACCTTGCCGTTGACAATAGCGTTGTGCTTGCTGCTCCTGCGATAGTTGTCCAGCAGGTAGTAGGGATATTCGTTCGCAAAGCCATAGGTGATGTACTTGCCAGAGCGGTTCTCCAGCATCACGGGAACCTTATGTTCTATCCCAAGCCATTGGGTGAAGTGTTGAGTAGATTTATTACTCATAGCGTGTGGATGGTAAATGAAAGGGCCGAAATCGTGATAGTTGCACCGCTTGAAATTGTGTTGATGTAGATGGTAAACTCATCATTGACCGCACCTGTAACGTAGGTCTCGGTGTAAATCGCATGGCCGTTGCTATGACTCGTCGTGATGTCAGTCATTGACTGGTCTATCGGTGTACCATTCTTAGCGATGTAAACCTTGATTTGGCTATTGTTGTTCTGCGCAAAGACCATGGATGCAGCGATGCGAAGGGTCGCACCCGTTGTGCCGGTGTAGGTCAGAGAATTGGTAGTCCTTGAAAAGTTGTAGGTTGACAAAACGCCCGATTTCATCGCACTTGTCAACTTGACTCTTTGCCCTTGCGTCGGGGTAAAGGCCGTGTCGGTGTCTATGTAAAGGTTCGCAAAGCCCCTTTCCCGGTCAAGCGTTGCGGTGTCAGCAAGGTCGTCAAATAGACCGCCCACACGGGATGCGGTGTTCGCCCCGGCAGCGGTTTCGTTAGTAATGGTAGCAGCACTCGTTTGGAGTTGGCTTCGTGTTTGTAC